TTTTTTTTTTTTTTTTTTTTCTTTAAAAGAAAGAAGTGACTCGTATGCACCATCGATAGAATGAGGAAATGAGACCCCATCAGGCACCATGACGCGATATGAGAAATCATCCATACCATTCGCTGAAGAAAGATACCCCAGCGGTATTGACATTTAATCAAGGATATGGTATACTTGTTTTGTGAGTCGGATTTCGTCTGCTGTACCGGCCCACCCGCTGTTTGACATTGTAAACCCGCTCCCATCCATGGCCGTGCCAATACTGGACCGGCCACACATGGACCCGCTTGTGCGGTGCCAAATCAAGGATGGAATAATGGAAAACGCAATCTTGTTTGACCACGTTATGCGCGCACTGTGGGATGACGGCCACGTTGAGGCTGGTCCCGGATACGCGCAAATCAAGGCCATTGTGTCATACGTTAAGACGCACGTTCGGATTAACCCTGAAAATGCGTTGGATGTACTGGACATTATGTGGCCCGAGTCAGTGTTTATGGACGCGGTTGTCGGGCAGGATTTGTCCGACGATGGACTCGTTCGTAAGTATGACGAGATCGTCTACACGATCAAGATGCCCGATGGTTCGTCAGTCATCTTGGTTAGCAAGCGCGGCATCGCTTCCGAATTGGAGGTGATCTAATGCCCGAAGCGATTGGAAAATGCTTTGACAAGCGCGGTGAACTTTTGTTCGAGGTTCATTCCGTGGGCATGGTCGCTGCGGCGATCGACGCAACCAAGGAGAAACTCTTGTTTGAGTTCGATCATTGCTTCGACGCTGATGATTGGGCCAAGATCACGATTGAAATTAATCGTGAGGTGAAGTCATGATCGTCGAGAAGGGCATTCCCGTGCCGCCCCAGAAATGGGAACGGCCAAAGTACCCTTGGAAGGAATTGGATATTGGGGACTCGTTTCTTGTTCCCCTGTCCGAACATTCTTTTTACAAGGGCGCACATACCGGTGCCAAGCACGCCGGTATTAAGATCACTGTGCGTACCACGCCGAATGGCTGGCGTGTTTGGCGTGTGGCTTAGCCACTAATAACCGGGAGCGGGTTCACAATGTCTATCAGTCGGTAGACAGAAACAGGGCTTCGGCCCAACATTCAGGGGTGAATGAAATGATTGAAGTTACATACAATTCAAAGTCAGCGTTTGGTCCGGGTTATTGCTCGGGTTCAACGCGCTTCGCCAATGCCACCGCAGTCTGCCTGTGGATACAGGAAATGATGGACGCGGGTTGGCCAGTCCTTATTACATCATACCGGGTGCTGTGATGGGCGATCACACAGCACCGGCCAACGCGGCCACCATCTGGACCGTCGGCGAGAACCTATTTCTCCGAGTCGATGGCCACACGGTTCTTATCCCCTTGGATAAATGCCAGCCGGATATCGGCATGACCGGCCAGCCCAAGGCGCACCAGCGCGGCTTCGCAATCCTTATCGAGACCCTGCGGCGGCGTGAAACTGCAGCGCCGGAAGAAAATAAAATCGGCTTCGCCGGTTCGCCAGTTAAGCACTCGCTTGAAACGGCAGCGGCGAATGATGAAAAATACCAGAAATGGGTTGCGGAAGGTGGGCGTGGTACGCGTACACTGCTAAAGCGTGAACCCAAGATTCTTAACCGAGAAGAGGGTGAAGCCCTTCTCAAACAACTGGCGATGGGATTATGACAAGATATCGACGCATCCCCGCGAAGGGGTATCGGAAATTCAGGTGCCGAAAGGACTTGAATAACTGGGTTGCACAACAGGGTGCTTGCACCATCATCGATTGGAGGACCATTGGCATGATTATATATGCTTGGGTCATCGTGGATTTTGGGGCGGTGAAATATGACTGAACCCTGTATCACATATGACAAGAACGGCCATGCCACCAGCTTTGTTGGTCATGAAGCCATATCCGTGTGGGACGCTGCGGTGCTTATGACAGGCATCAAATTGCTTTCCAAGGGCATTATCCCCCGCAGGGGATGGACCATGACAAAGGCCCTTGCAGCGGCCAGCGCCTATTCCGGGCGAAAGTACAAGCGAACGGAATGGCCACAGGCCATCGAAGATATTCGCGTCTGGAAAGAAACAATGCTCAGCACTATCCCAACAGAGGTGCAACCATGAAAATGAAGCCCGAACATTACGCCGAGCTGAAAGAGGCTATCAACGCTGTTGGTGGCTTTCTTCCCAGTACTACAATGCGCCAGCGGTGGAATATCCTTTGGCGAGCGCCGATCCTTACCGGCCACCTCTACGCTTATCTAGATGATGATAACGTCGATACAGCGCTGCGGCAAATCGCGGTCGATACTGTAATCGAACACATCAACGAGGCCAATCGGCTTTGCAAGGAAATCGATGCGGTGCAGGATCATCGCCCGCACGAGTTGGTGCTTCAATACAACAGTCATATCGAATGGCTCGAAGAACACTGTCCATCGATCGATCTCAGTGACCGTGTTCTAATGCCAGCACAATGGTAATTCGCGCCCAGATTGGTGTTGCGTAGCAAGGGCGCGTTTCGACCCCGGCAGGTTGTTTCTCACCCCCGACCTGCCGGGGATTCGTTCAAGGGTGAATCATATGGGAGTCAAACCATGTCAATACTCATCACACTAATCGAGATCATTTGCATCTCGATCTTCCTCTCTTTCATCATCATGGTCGCAGCGCTAATGACAGGAGCGATCTGATGTATTATCTTTTCCTGCTTGGGCCGTATGACTCGACAGTTGTGGGGCCATACCCCAGTCTATCCGATGCCAAACTGCATCGGTTAGCAATCATCAAGACTTGGAAACACGACGCACTCGTCTGGACTAAGGCCGAATACGACGCGAATGTCGCTGAGTTCGGCCCAATCGAGGTCGTGGCACCGAAGGAGTACGAGTCATGACACATTGGCACAACTTCAATCCGTGGGCAGACCATATAGTCTATCTGCCAGACCTAAAAGAACTCTCCGCCTGCTTGGACCCATACGATCCAGAGCGACAACTCAATCGGTGGCTTCGCGAACGCGGCGAGAAGCTGGACGCTTACATTCTGCCACAACCGAGTGGTTGGCATGACTGCGGCGTCCGGTATGGTGAAGAGGGTTCAGAATACTACAGTCCTCACATCGATCGATATATCGCTGACCTTTTGCTCAACAAGTATCGGAGCGTGAAATGAAACTCGCAATTAACACCTGCTTCGGCGGGTTCGGACTCAGTGATGCCGGGATGACTCGGTATCTTGAGATCAAGGGGATTAAGACATTCCCTGAGAAAGGCCATTACGATACGATACACTGGCTCGATGTGGGCCAGACCAATTGCATTTCCCACTATGATATGGAACGGAGCGATCCAGCCCTTATCCAAGTTCTCGAAGAAATGGGAAGTGCTGCTTGGGGCGATCATTCTCAGATCGAAATACTCGACATTCCAGCGGGAACGCGATATCGTATTCAGGAGTACGATGGTAACGAGGCGCTGATCTGCGAAGTGGAACAGAAATGGGAGACAGCGACATGACCAAAGAAGAGGCCATCCAAGAACTCCACGAACTCGACCATTGCTTTGTCAGTGAAGATGCTTGCAAGGCAATCGCGGGGGCGTTCGGTCTGACGGTAACGTGTCAGGTCTGGGTGAACACCCGTTCCAAGTCCAATCCGAAAGGGCTTCTCCTGCATGGTGGTGCCACAAAGGTCGTGGGCCTTCCCGCAGAGGCCCTTGCCGAACGTATCGCTGGACAACTTGACCCAGAGTTTAGGTCATGGCAAACTGGCCGTGGCTTTCGTCTGCGCACGGCCATCGAGGCCATTTGCAAAGTGGAGAACCTGCCATGATCTATCGAGGATACACAATCCGCAAGGTTGACAATGGTGTCATCACTTGGCAGACCAACAAGGCCGTCTTTTCCTTCCCAACTGAGGAAAAGGCAATGAGCTTCATCGACGATGTAAGACGCCACGAGCGCGAGCAAGATATTCGTGGCGGATATCAAGACGGTGACTCGTTCAAGAAAGACATGGAACAATGAGTGACGCTCTTGACAACTGCCTTGAGTTGGCCCGTGCCGGATCACTTGGCGATCTTCGCCCGCTCAAGGTGGCTGTCAACTCTCTCCCTAACTTCACGACCAGCCCAGACGACTTAGAAATCGTCTGGGCTATCGCTTTTCATATCCTGCAGCCGCTTCGAGCCCACAAATCCGCTCAGTGGCTTGCCACCCATCCCGATCCTCGGCCAAAGGTCCAGTCGAAGATCACATCTGCCGAGGACCTCTTAAGGAGTATTGGACTGTGAGCACTGTTGATATTGGCTTCCATGGCGTCCGCAGGATAACGGTTGAACACAACCAGCCTGCGACAAACGCCTCCCGCCGCTTCGTCGTTCTCCAAATCCTTGGGGATCATGAGGAAGTAGAGATTAACCTTTGGTTCGAGGACAATGAGAAAGGGGACGCACTCGCAAAGGCTATCACTCGCATTTTCAACAAGGGGAACAACCATGAGAACGACAGCGATGACAATGGCGATCTTACTGGCCTTGGGGAGCCAATCCAGTGGTGAAACCATTCGAAGTAAGTCCGGGGCCACCGCTTCCGTCTCTTCCGCATACGCGAGCAAGTTCCAATTACTTGTGGACTGGCTGGACGCAAGAGGATATCGAATCAGGTTCATGGGTGGTATCCGCGCTGGTAAATGCTGGTCAGGCGGTATGCATCCATGCGGCAAGGCCATCGATATCAACCAAACTTCCAGAGGACGAGTCATTGCGCCGTTTCCAGCTGGAACTGATTCCTATGCTAAGTCATTGGGATTGGTCTCAGGTGCCGGATGGTGCAATCAGGATCGTGGCCACTTTCAAGTCGGCGGGCACGACGGCTGCGTACGGGTGGCACGAAGGCAAATACGAAACCATGGACGAGAGGTTTATGCGACTGCACAGCCAAGAAAGGAAAGAGAATGAGTGAGCGGGTTAAGCACAAGCTCTGCGTCGACTGCGCTTACCACTACTCGCAGCGGGCCAGCCGATTCTTTCCAGACCTTTACCACATCTGCACTTACCTAACCGACATTGTCACTGGCGATATCCGCCCCCTTCCTTGCGACAGCAACCGCTGGTATAACGGTTGCGGGCAAGAGGCCAAATGGTTCAAGGAGAAGTCCAATGGGAATACTTGACGAGTACGAGGCGTTCAAGCGCCTCACCGATGGCGCACAGCAAGCCATCGACGGAGCCATGCTCATGGCCAAAGCCAGACCCGATCAGGCGAAGGCCTGGGAGAAACTGGCCGAGGCTTGGGGAGTTGTCAAAGAGGCGTGTTACCGCCTCGCAGGGGAGAAAGCACAATGAGTAAGCACGAACCAACCGAAGAGCAGGCCGATATCATCGACCTCGCTCGAACATCATCCGACAATATCCTTGTCAACGCCCTCGCCGGTGCGGCCAAGACCACCACCATCGAGATGATCTGTGCGGCGCTGCCAGCGTCTACGCCCATCCTCTGCCTCGCCTTCAACAAACGCATCCAGTTGGAAATGGAGAAGCGCCTACCTGGCAATACGAAATGCCAAACGCTGAACTCCGTCGGTCACCGAGTCTGGAGCACAACCTGCTCGAGCAAGCTTCTACTCAAATCGACAAAGTCCTACGACATAATCAAGTCAAAGATCGACAACCTCAAACGAGATGATCGAAGCGAAGCTTGGGACTGCTATGGCGATATCAAATCCGCTGTGCAATCCGCCAAGCAGCTCGGCTATATCCCAGATGGGAAGTTCCCAATGGGCAAGCGCCTGATCAACTCCGAGGCCTTTTGGGGTGCACAGGAAGAGGAGCCCTCCGAGTTCATCATGGACTTCGTTGACGGGGTGATGAACGAGTCAATCGCTCAAGCATACAAAGGACTGATAGACTTCGATGACCAAATCTATATGCCAACGCTTTTTGGAGGCTCATTCCCGCGCTTCCCAGAAGTCATGTGTGACGAGACTCAAGACCTCTCCAGCATCAACCACGCAATGGTCTACAAGCTCGTCACCGGACGCTTCACCGCTGTCGGAGACCCCTACCAGTCCATATACGGCTTCCGAGGTGCGGTCTTTGGAGGCATGGCATCGCTCAAGGATCGGTTCAATATGGTCGAGAGGACTTTGTCGATCTCTTTCCGCTGCCCCATCGAAGTTGTTAAACTCGCACGATCCCGCGCGCCTCAAATGCAATGGCCGGAGTGGGCAAAGACCGGCTCAGTCCACTACCCGGAAGCATGGGCCAGTGCCTCCATACCCGACGATGCTGCCATTATTTGTCGGAATAACGCTCCTTTGTTTTCTTGCGCTCTTCGCTTACTCAGGGCTGGTCGCGGCGTTCAACTGGTCGGCTCCGATATTGGTCCCGGCCTCATTAAAACCCTGAAGAAACTCGGACCGGAGATTATGAACCGTGAAGAAACCCTCACCGCCATTGATAGCTGGGAGTCGGAACGTCTTAAGAAAACCCGGTCGCAAGCGTCCGTTGCTGATAAAGCTGACTGCTTACGAGTGTTCGCTGCTACTGGATCATCTCTTGCTGCTGCTATCGCATACGCCGAGAATCTATTTAAGGTCCGAGGACCGATCCAGCTTCTCAGCGGACATAAGGCTAAAGGACTCGAGTGGGAGACTGTGTATCATCTCGACCCGTGGCGTGTCCCCTCTACCTACGCCATCACGCCAGAGGAACTCGAGCAAGAAGAAAACCTGAGATACGTCATCACCACTCGGTCGAAGGACCGGCTGAACTTCGTTAACCTCGACACGTTGGACAAGGAGATTTGATATGCCACTTAGCAAAGAAGATGCAGAGAAACAATGGTGCCCGTTCTCTCGGTATGGAAACGCTGCAAGCAATCGCTTCAATGAAATGGACAGCCAGAAACAGAGGCATTGCACTTGTATAACTGAAAAGTGCATGGCTTGGGAGTCAACTGGAAATGTCACTGGTTACTGTTCTTTAATGGGAAGAAGCTGATGCCCAACTCCACCTCCCCACTCTCTTACAACGATATCAAGGAGTTGCTTGAGAGAGCCCTCCTTGCACCGAAGGGCCTGCGGATAAACTTCGACTCTGCCAATGCCGCAATCCGCTGGGTCAGCCGTGCTAACAGCTTCCGCGCGGTTGATCGCAAGGCCAATGCGAAGCTATACCCTGAAGGACATTCGATGCATATGGCCTCGGCCTACGATGTTCTTCTGATCGGAAGGGAGGATAAAACTGTAGACCTTTTGCCTCGGTCTAATGAAGGTATCAATGTAGTGGAGTTATAGAGCCACACGGTCATTACCAATCGCTGAAGAAAGTTTGGGAGTAATGCAAATATCTTCGCCAGTGGTATTGACTTTTGGGCCAAACGTATGTACCATTCACCATCGGGCGAACTCTGCCCGAAGCAACGCAACGCAACAGGAGTTCCACATGGAACAGATTACGATTGCTGGCGGCACTTACAACGTCCCGCTCAGATACGAAGAAGGCCACGAACTGACTGCCGGTGAGGCTTCCGCCCTCAACCAAACCTTCCACGAGAACATCCGTAACAATCTCGCGAAGCAGCAGAAGGACGGCACGCTCACTCAGGAAGTCGTGGACAAGTACGCTGCCGAATACAACTTCGGTGTCCGCTCAGGCGGTGGCGTCTCTCGTGACCCGGTCATGTCCGAGGCCATGAAGATTGCCAAGCTGAAGATTGGCGAAGGGCTGAAAGCTGCGGGCCGCAAGGTCAGCGACGTCGAAGCTTCCGCTCTCAACGCAGCTGCGAAGGTACTCATCGAGCGCGACCCCACCATCGTCGAGCTGGCCAAGGAGAACGTATCCCGTTCTCGCGCCATCGCGACTGGCGATCTGTCGGACCTGCTCGCCGGGCTCACCCTCAAGCCTGCCGAAGCGTAACCAATGCCCAGTGCGGTGTCTCTCGAACTGTGGTACGCCGCACTGGGTTCTCCTTTCGGGGTCATTGTTCAAACCAGTGACCCCGAGAAGGTGAAGCAGAGGCTCTACCATCTACGCAAGGAGGCGGGCGATCAAGACCTCTACGAACTCTCAATCGTCACCTCGCCCACGGCCCCGACTTCGGAGCTTTGGATAGTCAAAAGGAAGTCCGATGAAACGCAAAGCCCCCTATGAACTTGAAAAGCAGTCAATCAATCTCCGCAAAGGGGACATGATTAAACTGCAAGAACTTCATCCCCGCCTTGGGGCTGGTCGTGTCATCCGCGAACTCGTCATCGCCCACATAGATCGTGTCGAACTTAAACTCGAACTGGAGACAGTTGATGAGTGACATAGCTACTCTATTCGCAACCGATCCTCTGTCCCTCACAAAGGACAACATCGGGGAGATTGTCAAGTACTACCGCGAGCGCCGCGCGCAGTTTAATCTCGGTGACAAGACAGCCGGGGCGACTAAGAAGATGGCTGGCCCCAAGATCACAGATGTAAATGAACTCTTAGGACTCGTAAAGGGAGACAAGCTAGGATGACTTCCCCCTTCCTGCCGGGAACCAAAATCCAGTTCGCGTGGGACTCCACCAGCTTAGGTTGGTTTAAGGAATGTCCTCGCCTTTACCAGTACTACATGATCGAAGGCTGGTCGCCTAAGGGCGAGCGGATACATTTGAAGTACGGTCAACTCTACCATTCAGGACTCGAACTCTATGACAAGCTCCGGTGCCAGTCTCTCTCGCATGACGATGCTCTTAACGAGGTCGTCAGCAAGGCGCTATACGATACTTGGGAGTATCCTGTCGATACGGAGCAGAACGCGCCTAACCAGCTGGCTGGCGGTGGCAAACCCTGGACCCCCGACCATACCTCCAAGACCCGTGAGACCTTGATCAGATCGTTGATCTGGTACCTCGAACAGTTCGGCGTGGACGACCCTGCCGAGACGGTTGTTCTCGCCAATGGAAAACCCGCTGTCGAACTCTCGTTTAAGATGGAGTTGGACTGGGGACCAGCGCAATCGGTTATGGTTGACGGACCTGTCTCCGCTTCGTATCCGGGAGAAGTGATCAACACCAAGGCCATCCAACCCTACATCCTCTGCGGCCATCTCGACCGAGTGGTTAACTTTGCCGGTGGCACCTATGTCATGGATCGCAAGACCACCGGCTCTGCCTTGGGCTCGAACTACTTCGACCAGTACGACCCCGACAATCAAATGTCCCTCTACTCAATGGCCGCACAGGTCATCTACCAAACACCTGTCAAGGGAGTCATCATCGATGCAGCCCAAATCATGGTGGGCTTCACCCGCTTCGGTCGTGGCTTCACTTACCGCACTCCTACTCAGACCGACGAGTGGCTGTCCGACGTTGAGCGCTGGCTCCGCCTCGCAGAGCAATACGCCACCGAAGGGTACTGGCCAATGAATGATAAGTCCTGCCATAAGTACGGTGGCTGTACCTTTAGAAAAATCTGCTCGAAATCCCCCGAGGTCCGACAGAAGTTCCTCGAGTCCGACTTCGAGAAGCGTGAGTGGAACCCATTGGAGCCGCGCTAATGTTTTGCATCATCATGCTTGGTCAAGGCGGTCGCCTCACCTGTCAAGGAACTCTAGCCCTCGCGAAGAAGATCGAGGCTCTTGATATCGAGGTAGAAATTCTCCAACACTACGAGTACATAGAAGCCTGTCAGCTAATGCAAGCCCGTGACCCCGGAGAACTGCTTATAATCGGCGGGACTTCTCTCGGTGCTTCCACCGCTGTCCTCGCGTGTCAGTACTATTATAAAGCGGTATCCTCTCGTAAGATCGAGTACTGCTTCGGTATCCAACCATCGAACTACGGTGCCAATGTCGGCTATACCTCGAATATCTTACAGGCTCGCTGTATCTGGAACCCCTCGTGGTGGCTAACCTTAGGCTTCGGCAACCGTAAGCTCCTTCGCAACATCGGTAACAAGATGACTGAGGTAACCTATCAGCCTTCGTCCCTTCCCCACCCTGGGGACTACGCTGGGAGCGTCCACAATTCTATCCTCGCTGATATCGAAGGCCTGCTCTAATGGCACAGATGAAAGTTAAATATCTCCAACGTCGGAAGGTCGTCTCCGTCAAGGAATGGCTCGACCGCCAGCACGTCTCCGGCTCTGGAGCAGACGCTATCTTTCGCACCGTCAGCAAGGGATGGTTTGTCTATCTCCTTGGCGGTGATAACTTCTACGTCGGCCACGAGAAACCCTTGTTCAAAGCTGGCGACCATGTCAACCTCATACTTGAAGGAACTGTCGAAGATGCCCATGCTTCAACCCCCACAGGCCACGACGATAACAAAGATGCTCCTACTGGGGGACAGCGGAACGGGTAAGACCGGGGCACTGGCCAGCTTGGCCAAAGCCGGATACCGTATCCACATCCTCGACATGGATAACAAGGTCACCACTGGCATCCTTCCGATCATCTTGAAGGATGATCCCAAGGCCATGGCGAACATCGACTACGAGGCGTGCCGAGACAAGCTGAAGGGCTCACCCCTTGGCCCGATCCTCGACGGCCTCGCCACCGCCTTCCCGAAAGCCCTGTCCCTCTTGGACAAGTGGACCGACGGAACCATCCCCGCTCAATGGGGACCGCAGCACATCTTCGTTCTAGACAGCTTAACCTTTTTCTCCGACGCCGCCTTCAACTGGGCTAAGTCAATGAACCCTTCCGCGAAAGACCCGCGCCAATGGTTCTACACTGCACAGCAAGGCGTTGAGAACGCACTAGCCCTTCTGACTGCATCGACCTTCAATACCAATCTGATCGTGATTTCTCACGTATCTTGGATAGACCGGCCAGATGGCACGATGAAGGGCTACCCTTCTTCCGTTGGGAAGGCACTTGGGCCTACCATCCCTGCGTACTTTGACAACATGGCCCAGTGTGAGACGACCGCCGGTAGGCGGAATATCAAGTTCATCCCGACTGCAATGGTTGATTTGAAAACCCCTGTCGGGACTCGAATGTCAGCACCGCTACCGATCGAAAGTGGGCTCGCTGATTTCTTCAAAACCTTAAGGAGTTGAAATGCCTGAAACAGTTGACTCAACTTCCGACGACCGCACCAAGAACAACGTGATGCGGCACGAGTACAGAGTTCTGTCTGACCTTGAAAAGGCTCAGATGAAAGAGATCAAAGACGCTGGTCTAAACTTCCATAACCAGCTCTCTGATATTGGCGAGTCAAGGGAGCTTTCTCTCGCCAAGACGAAGATCGAAGAGGCCGTCATGTGGGCGGTCAAGCATATCACAAAATGAGGAGTGTATACCGATGGCTAACTTCCAAGACATTCTTAATAAACCTGCCGATCAGATCGAGGCCCCAAAGCCTTTGCCTGTCGGCACCTACGTCGTGCTGGTGGAAGGCCAGCCCGAGCACAAACAGATGGGAAAGAACAACACTGATTGTTTCGAGTTCCCACTGAAGTTCCTGCAAGCCGGTCCCGACGTTGACCAGCAAGCGCTGCTGGAAAACCTCAACGGCAAGTCATTGCAGGATCGCAAGCTGAAGCACCGCCTGTTTGTCACCGATGACGCGGTCTGGCGGTTGAAGCAGTTCCTCGAACACCTCGGTATCGAGATCGGTAGCCGTGGACTGGGCGAGTGCATACCGGAGTCCATGGGTAAGCAGGTTATGCTGACCATCGGCCACCGCGCTTCCGATGATGGACAGCAGGTGTTCATGGACGTAAAGGGAACTGCTAAGGTTTAAGCGGAGGAGAACGCGACACTCCACGCTTGAATGGACCCCGGAGGTTGATTGACTCCCGACCTCCGGGGACCCCAGTTAAACATATGCATGGCGCTATCCGCGCGGGGACCATACGGAACACTGATATGTATTCCATTCAGCAACTAAAAGAAATATTAGAGTATAATATCGATTTACTGGAGGCTTAGATGACTGCCGTTGAAATCTCCAAGATCACTGTTGACCGAACCACCCGCCAGCGCCGCGAACTCACCAACATCGAGGAGATGATGGACTCGCTGAAGCGGCGGGGCCAAATCCAGAACATCGTTGTCACCACTTCCCATGTCCTTGTGGCTGGCGAGCGCCGATTGGCTGCGGCCAAAGCCTTAGGCTGGACCCATATCGAGGCGAAGTTCACTGACGAACTGGACCCCCACGAACTCCACGCAATCGAACTCGAGGAGAACATCAAACGCGTTGGACTCACATGGCAGGACGAGTGCCGTGCCGTGAAGGAGTACCACGAGTTCAGGAAGGCTGAAGAAGGCGAACAGAGCTATGCCAAAACAGGGAGCGAGCTGGGGTATTCCGAGACACACGTTCGGGAAAGGGTTAATGTCGCAAACGCCATTCTCAGCGGCAACACGCTGGTCGCTGCTGCGCCAAGATTCTCCACCGCCAGAGGTATCATTGAGCGCGCGCAGTCTCGTGCAGTACAGACGGATGTTCTTGCTATCAAGGAGCTGGCGCAATCGCCCTCACTGAAGGAACCCGAGGTCATCCTCAATGAGAACTTCCTCGAGTGGGCACCGGCCTACAAGGGCCCGAAGTTCAACTTCATCCATTGCGACTTCCCATATGGGATCGGCGCTGACAAGTTCAACCAAGGTTCGGCTGCATCGCACGGAGGCTATGATGATTCGGAAGATACTTATTGGGAGTTGCTCACTTGTCTGCTTCGTCACATTGACAGCTTGGGTAGCGAACAGTGCCATATCATGTTCTGGTTCTCAATGCACTATTATGCTCCCACTCTTGATTTCTTTGAGCGGAATAGCGATTTCCGTATGGATCGCTTCCCTTTGGTTTGGATTAAGTCCGACAACATCGGCATCCTACCTGACCCGGAACGAGGACCTCGACGTATTTACGAGACCGCTCTATTCGGCTCGCGAGGGGATCGCAAAATTGTACGCCCAGTATCCAATGCCATTGCACACCCTAGTCAAAGAGACGAGCATATGTCCATTAAGCCAGAAGGTATGCTCGCGCACTTCTTCCGAATGTTCGTGGATAACAGTACATCACTCCTTGATCCAACCTGTGGGTCTGCTGGTGCGCTGCGCGCGGCTAAATCAGGTGGTGCTTCGCGCGTGCTTGGGTTAGAAATCAATCCAGAGTTCTGCAACCGAGCGCGGCTTGCGCTCAAAACGGAGAAGTAAGATGGCGAGAAAGAAACGGAAGTATACAAGGCGTGTACCAGCTGTCGCGGCTGCATCAGCTGTATCCGCGTTCGAGGCACAGGAAGGTGGCGACCACTACAAGTCCATGAACCTTCAACCGATGTTCTACATTCTCATGAACGACCTCGGTGCAATCGAGGGGCGGGTCACTGAGTACATGGCACGGTGGAGGAAGAAGGGTGGCATTGGCGACCTGAAGAAAGCCCGCCACCTGCTCGACCTCGCAATCGAGTTCTACTCCAGCCAGACCAAAGCATAATGCCGAGCATCGTGATAGTCGGTGAGGCTTGGGGTGAGCAGGAAGAGATCGCTCGCGCCCCATTCGTAGGCCCATCCGGTTGGCATCTCACTCAGATGCTATCCGAAGCCGGTATCCATCGGGCCGACTGTCACTTAACCAACTGTTTCAACCTTCGACCGAGGCCATCCAATGATATCGAGAACCTCTGCCAAAGCGAGAAAACGAAACTCCCCCCACTCAAGAAGGGAAAGTATCTCAAGCCTGACTACTATCCCGAACTTGAACGAATGTATGGTGAAGTACGAAGTATCAAACCTAACATCGTTCTCCTTCTTGGTGGAACTGCCACCTGGGCATTCACTGGTAGTGGAGGGATCACAAAGGTCAGAGGGACAGTCACGCAAGCGACTGTCGGTATTCCGGGTGCCAAAATCCTCCCCACTTACCACCCTGCCGCCGTCCTCCGTGAGTGGTCCTTACGTCACGTTACAGTGCTCGACCTTGCCAAAGCTAAGCGCGAGGCGGCGTTCCCTGAGATAAGACGCCCCGAGCGTACCGTTTACATCGAGCCCTCGCTGTCCGATATGGAGTGGTTTCTCAATGAACACCTCATCCCCGCAAAAGAAATCTCCTTCGATATCGAGACAATGGGCAATCAGATTACTTGCATCGGCTTCGCTCCCTCGCCAGATATCGCCCTCTGTGTTCCATTTTACGATCCCCGAAAACCACAGGCTTCCTTTTATTCTACACTTGAAGAAGAACTCTTGGCGTGGGACTACGTTCGAAGGGTACTTGCATTACCTCAGCCGAAGATAGCACAGAACGGACTCTATGATGTTACGTTCCTCTGGAAATCCTACGGGATACCAGTGGTTAACTTCGAAGAGGACACCATGCTCATGCATCATGCGCTGCAACCGGAGTGCGAGAAGGGCCTCGGCTTTCTTGGAAGTGTGTATACGAATGAGGCGTCTTGGAAGATCATGCGTACCAGAGGTAAGACAACCATTAAGAGGGACGAATGACTGACACTCGCATAGTACCAGTAGAGCCGACAGAGGAATGGATCAATATGGTGGCTTACTTCGCGCAGTGTGAGTTGGACGAGGCTCGCACATGGATTAAGCGGGTTCTCAACGCCGCGCCAGTCGCGCAAGGCAACCACGATCAGCATGTCGAGGTGGTGAAGCCCCCTCCCTCACAGGGACCTACAGAGGAGGAGATAGAGAGGGTGATCGAGCGCACCATCGGTGACTTGATGCCGGATCGCTGCGTTCACACCCTCAACGGCGACATGGTTATCTACGGCGAACGGCTGTCATGGCCGGGTGTAAATCTAACAAAGATAAGCGAAGAAGCCGCCCGCGCCGTCCAATCTCTTTATACAGGGAGGAAGCCATGAGAACCGTACAGGAATACATCGACGACACCGGCCCTTGGGCGTGGCCCGAGAAAGACTACTGGGGGTGGTCCCATCCAGCGGATCATTGGCCGAAGATTAAGGAGGCTGTGCTCAAGCACTCCCCCGGTTTCAAGCGGATCATCCAAGCGGGTGGGTGCTGCGGAATGTACCCGCGCCTGTTCTCCAATATGTTTGAGCAGGTCATCACCTTCGAGCCGGACCCGAACAACTTTAACTACCTCGTTGAGAACTGCCAAGGTCAGAACATCATCAAGGTCCAAGCCGCTGTCGGCCAGACCATAGGCATGGTAGGCTGGGTGCCACCGAAAGACTTCAACGTCGGCCTCGGCAGGGTCGCCGGTTGGGGAGGCTCCACCCCCATGATAGCCCTTGACAATTTCATCTGCTACCATGTGGATGTTATCCAACTCGACCTTGAAGGTGGCGAGTACCATGCGCTGATGGGCGCACAGCGGATCATCAAAGAGTACGAGCCCCTTATCTGTATCGAGGGCACCAATGACGAGATCGAAGATTACCTCAGAACCTTCGGTTATGAACTGATCGAAGTCATCCCCAGTTCGGCACCCGATGTGCTCGACTATATGTATGTGAGGATATCATGAACGACCGAGTCCCCGGCTCATGTTGGGATAACCCTATCCGTTACAAGGGCTATCGCATCTACATCGCTGACCTCTTTCCCACTCATGGCTATCAATACGAGTACTGCCATGAGGATTACGATGGAGCGCCCGACGCCAACGATCAGCGGCACGGGTTAGTTAACACTATACTGGAAGCAAAGGCTGAAATCGATGATGCTGGAAATCAAGCAACTGATCTGGCTTCAGACCCCGAAGGGACTGGCGACGGCAAGGTTCCTGATTGACTACGGACCCGAGGCCGATCTTATGTGGGTGTGCTTTACTCAGGATGGGGAGATATGGACCTTCCCAAACTACGAAGTTAAACCTGTGTGCAACATTACTCTTGGACGAGTACTATGAGAGTCATCGTTGAATCCCCTTTCGCTGGAGGCTTCGCCAATGTCAAGTATTCGAGAGAAGCTATTCGGGACTGCCTCGATAGGGGCGAGAGTCCTTTCGCCTCGCACTTGCTATACACTCAGAAAGGCATCCTTGATGACAAGGTTCCGGAGGAGCGTCAGCGGGGTATCGCTGCCGCGCTTGGATGGCTTCAAGTTTGCGATTATGTTGCTGTCTATTGTGATCTTGGAATTACTCTTGGTATGGCGCATGGGATAAGGGCGGCGTTTAGAGAAGGGAAAGAGGTTAAGTTCCGCTGGATTAGGGATACGAGGAAGGAAGTCGGATGAAGCTTCTCTTTGACATAACGAAGATTCCTCGGACAATCTCTCGTGAGAAGTGGAAAGAATTGTGGCGATGGAAGCGCGTTACTCTTAATGACCTTGCTCAGATGAATGAGCAAAAGTATAAACTCTTGGGGACAGATATTCCCGATAAAATTAAACTGGATATAGTTGACCAGCTTACGAACCCACCAGTTCTCCTTGGACCCTACCAATGAAAGCGATCAAGACCCATACCCTGACCCCCGCCTCCATGGCAATGATGAGCCAGACGGAGTTGTTGTATATCTACAACGGGTTGGATTGCTGCCTCACCGATGAAATCTTCAACGTGCTGCAGCCGCAGTTGGACAACCAGACCCGCGCCACCTATGAGTTCTCGAAATCCTTACAGGCCCCCGTGTTGGAAATGAAACTCCGCGGGGTGCTCGTTGACCAGCACCGGCGCGGCATCGCCATCAAGAAATACGAGGAGCAGCTCAATGTCATTCAAAGCAATCTGTCAACTATTCTCAGCGAGGGCATCGGACGAAGCATCAACTGGCGAAGCCCTGCGCAACTACAAGAACTTTTGTATGGGACTCTCGGACTTCCACCCATCAAGAAGCGAAACGCAAAGGGAGCCTACACCCCCACCACCAACCGAGATGCACTTGAGCGGCTCGAAGTTTACTTCATTGCGCAGCCTATTATCTCTCATATTCTCGGACTCCGGGACATTGCGAAGAAAGTCGGAGTCCTTCGCACAGGTATTGACCCTGACGGACGGATGCGAACCAGCTTTAACATTGCTGGAACGTCAACTGGTAGGTTCAGTTCTTCTCTCAGTGATTTCGGAACTGGAACAAACCTGCAAAACATTGAGGACTTGCTCCGGTCTGTGTTCGTCTCCGACCCCGGATACAAGTTTGCATACATCGACCTCGAACAAGCCGAGAGCAGACTCGTCGGCGCTATAGAGTGGAACCTATTCCATGACGGTAAATACCTTGATGCTTGCGAATCAGGCGATCTTCACACAACTGTATGTAGACTCGCATGGGAAAATCTGCCTTGGACCAGTGATCCAAGACGGAATAAAGAACTGGCTGAACAACCCTTCTACCGCCAACATAGTTATCGCCATATGGCCAAGGTCCTCGGGCACGGAACAAACTATAACGGTAAACCCTATACCATGGCAAAGCACACAAAACTGGATGCGAAAATTATCGCAGAGTTCCAAGCCAAATACTTCACCGCCTTCCCCGCACATCAGCGCTGGCACAATCGAGTGGCTTCCGACCTCCTCCAGTTCGGTAAACTGGACACTCTTACGGGCCGTCGCCGCTGGTTTTTTGGTAGGCGTAATGATGACACTACTGTACGGGAGGCTATAGCCTATGACCCGCAAGGTTCAGTTGGGGATATCCTCAATCAGGGTATGCTTAAAGTGTGGAGACTCGGTAAGGTCCAACTCCTCCTTCAAATCCATGATGCGATACTGGTTCAGTTTCCCGAAGATCAAGAGAACGAAATCCTGCCTGTGCTCCTCAAAGAGATATTGGTTCCAATCCAGCTCGCTCACAATCGCACTTTGGTCATTCCCTCAGAAGCCCTCACCGGATGGAACTGGGCCAAAGCCTCTGCCGAAAATCCCGACGGACTAAAGGTTTACAAAGGTGGCGATAGCCGTAAGCGCACCGAACAACCGCAGACTTCCCAACTGGCTAGACTCTTGGCTTAACTATACAGGAGTCCTTGCGTCACCTGCAATCTTCCGCAAGTGGGCTGGCATCGGGATACTCTCCGCGGTGATGGAGCAGAAGATATGGGTGAGGACCAAAGGGTCTAACCTGTACCCGAACACCTATGTCATTCTCGTAGGCCCACCGGGAGTTGGTAAGTCAGCCATCCTCGCTCCTGCCGAGCGGATACTTCGCAACGTCCCAGACTTACACGTGGCCCCCTCAAGCCTAACCACCGCCTCGATGATCGACACTCTCGTTCTCTCAACCCGAGCCCTGCCAGCTCATGCAGTCTTTTTCAATTCCCTTCAGGTCATCGCATCCGAACTCGGAGTGTTCCTCCCCTCTTACGACGCTTCATTCATGAACACCCTTCAAAAACTATACGACAAAGAGTCCTACGAAGAACGGCGCAGAACTGGAAAGGTAAACCATGTCAAGGTTGAATCACCAAACCTCTCGATCATCGGGGGCACGACACCAAGTTATCTCAATTCATTTCTGCCGGAGGGGGCATGGGATCAAGGGTTCACTTCCCGAACGCTATTCGTTTTCTGTGGGGAGTCTGTCCACGTTCCTCTCTTTCCCGACCATGAAGAAGAGTACGAACTACTGGAGCATCTGTACATTGACCTGCTCCATGACCTCAAGCTGATCGCGTTGCAGTTTGGGAGATTGAATTGGACGCCAGAGGCGGCGGCACAGATCACAGCCTGGGATAAAGCCGGGCTTCCGCCTGTACCGGAGCATGGCAAGCTGGCCCATTACAACAGCCGCAGGCTGGCCCATTGCATCAAGCTCTGCATGATCGCATCCGTCTCTCGATCAGCAGAGATGATGATTACACTGGAGGATTTTCAAATGGCACAGAACTGGCTGCTCCACATCGAGGCCCTGATCCCCGATATCTTCAAATCAATGGGAGTCTCCGGGGACGCCCGCGCCATCGAGGACACTTGGTTCTTCGTGTACCAGCTCTACCAAAAAGAGAAGCACCCCATCGGTGAGCACCGCGTCGTGTCCTTCCTGAAGGACCGAGTCCCTTCCCATGCTGTGACTAAGATCATAGAGATAATGGTTCGCTCACAGCTTCTTATCCCGAGCATAGATAAGGGACTCATGTTCTACAAACCAGCACCTAAGGCGTAAGCTTACTACCAAGCGGGTAGATGAAGCCCTCGCCATGACGAAGCTCGTCAACCGATTTGTCGAGCAAGGTTATCCGCGAGGATAGTGCAGCGATCCGCTCGTCAATCAATGCTTGCTTCGTCATGATCTTAGTCATGGCTTTCATTTCAGATTTAATCTCTGATATATCCTCGTGCTGGTTCTTCCCTACTTCCTCAAACTTCGACACAGCTCTCCCCATTTTGAAGATGAAGATACCGCCCCCACCTATCAGCGCAAACAACTCTGCAAGCTTGATTACAAGTTCTATGTTGCCTTCCACGGTCAGTCCTCGATTTCGAGATTGAACTCCGCGATCTGAGCGTCGAGCAGTTCTTCCACCGCGAGCATCTGTTCGTCGGTGATATCATTCTCAGGTAACCCGCTGAGCATATTCTTAATCGCGGTGAGCGCCGGTGAAGCATCCTTACTCACCTCCATCAGCGCTTGGGCCACTGTGATCCCCTTCTGTACCAGTGCTAAGATTGCCAGATAATCCATTATTGCACCTTCACGTTGTTGGCCGCAGCCACGGATTTGAACTCAGCCAAGAGAGCCTTGGCCGTATTGAAGGCGGTGATTGCATTCACCTGATCGTTGTTCTTCACGAAGGCCCGGACCTGCCGAAGCACTCCGGGGATTTTCCTTGTGTAGACTTGCAGCTTCGCAATGGTAGTCTTGCAAGACTGCGGAATGGCCTTGGCCACACACGCCCGCTTGTAGGAGTTCAACCCCACGAAGGCCACAACCATTGCGTTCTCGAACTGGTATAGAGACTTCTTCGTAACTGGGTTTTGAACGCTTGTCGTAGTGACAGCGATAACGTCTTGAATCTTCCCGAACTGACCGGCGCAGCCCGTTAAGGCAAATGCCAGCACACACGCGATAAGAACTTTCTTCATGACTTTGTCACCTTCTCACTTGGAATTTCCTCAGCTACCGCCGGATCGAACGGCACTACCTTTTTAACCTCAGGCATTTCAGCCACCGCCTCGATGAGATTACGTCGAGATGATGGATCGGCCAGTGCGTTGGCCGCTTGGGTTATCTCCGGTGCGGAGAGCTGGGTCACAACGGACTTGACTTGCTCCGATGGAGAGGCCGAGTGCGCCGCCCGCCAAGCGGTATAGACTGGGAGCATAACCCCCGCTATACCAGCTATGCCAGTGGCAAGTTTGGTAAACCCGTCAAGGACAAGATTGATGTTCTCAGAAATCTCTGCCCCTTGTGAAGGGGTGAGAACATGGAAAGCAACTGCCACCGTAACCCCGCCAGCGACATAGGTGGCAGCGTGTCGCCCTGCCGCCTTGGCCATTGCCCAGTTCCAATTAGCCGGATTGAAGTCAGACATTGTCATTCTCCATTATCTCGCCCCAAGTATAAGACCCCACAATCCCATCGTCCA